TATAGCTGAATCCTGTTCCACTAATCCTCATATCTACTAACATAACATTTTCAATATACTGCGGAGAAACAAGTTCACCATCTCTAATAGCTTCTGCAAGCTGTAGTTCATTCATCCCTTTCATTTTACGCAAAGCGATGTGAGTACCAGGATGTAGATTTAAACTATCTGCGTGATCAGGATTTAACCAAACATATGCATCATGCTCATGATTAAGCTTAGGAACAAACTCATCATCACTATCGTAGATAAAAGTAGTAAAATCAACGTCATCCCTGACACGTCGAGTGAGCAACCGTCCAGCATGTCCAGTGAGGTATCCTGTTTCTTCCATACACTCACGAACTGCACAAGATTCAATAGTTTCTCCATCCTTCTTAGTACCACCAGGAAAGGCCCATCCAAGCCCATCTGTACGCCGACAGAACAGGACATTTCCATTAGATGACCTAATCAACATTCCTGCCGCTACAGTCATTCGAACTGTTTAACTCCACGTGTAGCATTTTCAATATCTATATCAGAGGCACAGTCATTTCTTGCAATTTCAGTATAGTCGTCAATTATTCTTTTCTTCCTTGTTCTACTTTTCGATATATCTGGATCATTATTTATACGATACAGCGCATTTAAACGAGCTATTTCAAACCTATGGAGACTATCTCTTTTCCGACCATTCATAAATTATCCCCAAGCTTCTTTTTCATATTATAATGGTTGTTTTCAGTTTGCGTAACCCACCGTAAATTTTCTATCCTATTATTTAATTTATTTCCATCTATATGATCCATTACCAATTTCTCTTCAAACTCTGGCATATATCCATAGTGCCAAAACCAAATCAAATGATGAACTAAAATCCAGACACTATCAATAACAATTCGTTCATATCGATCAGCTCGAGTTTTTCCTTTTCGATAACTAGCAACCATTCTTGAACCTACTGGACGATGAGTCCAATTATCATTCCAATATTCTTTCATAATTAAAAATCCACCACAGTCGTAGTCAAAATGCTTTCTTAACCACTTCTGAGTAATTTCTGCCATCACCCACCCGGTTCCTTAGGATGTGGCATTGAAGGTTGCATTCCATCCTTAGTACGTGGTTTCACCTTTTCAGGTTTTTTCATCGCCCTACGTCGTTCAAAAGCATCCATTCTTGCACTAATTGCATCAGCCTGAGTAACTAATTTCTTGATAGGTTCTGCAAAACCCTCAGTAAATCCCATATGCTGGTTATCATCTGGCTTAATATCTTTACCTGGATGAGCAGTAACGTGTGCATCCACTCCAGTTATCTTACCAGCATTCTTACTTGCATAGAAAACCTCTTCCCCTTTCTTGGGGCCATACTTTTTCTCCATCGCAGACTTGATTTTTTGGCCTTTTTCAGTAAGAGGCATTTATATGATTCCATGTGCTACTATATCAACATCTTGCACAGAACCAGTTCCGGACACCGCTTTAACAGCTAGATCGATCCATGTTGCCTGACCAAGAGTAAGATTAGAAGCCAGTCCAACTCGTGAAAATGGCGAAAATGCTCCAGCAGAAGTTGCCTTGTATCTTATTACTGAACCAAGCATAATCGCACCAGTAGGTTGTGAAGCTCCATTAACCGGAGGAGTTCCCACTCCATACATCAACTGTGCATCCGTTTCACCATTATTGTTACTATTTGAAATTTGTCCACTACAGAACACAACTCCTCGCGGCATAACAGGTGTCAAAGCTAAATTCAAACCCATCATAGTCCACGTAGTCTTAGAAGTTCCAGCAGGATTTGGTACTGAAACTTCTTGGGCATGAACAGAAGGTGCTACAACCCATTGATTATTCTGTCTGACATATAGCTGCCCATCTTGAGGCGGATCTGGCAACCCTGGACCCGCAGGACCAATAGAACCAGTAGGACCAGTGGGACCCGCAGGTCCAACAACACCTTGAGGCCCTATAGGACCTGTATTACCTTGAACTCCTTGTGGACCTTGTGGTCCTGTATTACCTGGTGAACCCTGTAGTCCTGTTGAACCTTGTGGTCCTACTGGACCCTGTATTCCTACACCATCCGATCCTGGTGGACCCTGTACACCGGGAGGACCTTGAATTCCTTGTAAACCCTGCTGACCGGGAGGACCTGCAACATTACCAACCTCAACCCATCCAGTTGGAGTAATAGAAGTCCCAACCCACAAACACATTTCCTGATTAACTTCATACAATAATCCTTCACCACTCTTCATCTGAATGGCTGATGGGGGACTTCCTGGCGCATCCCAACCAGCCGGAATATAACCGTTTGGTGGTAAATCTGCAAAAGTCTTATTTACAAAACTACCGATAATAGAAACTGTCTGTCCCGCCGGACCAGTAGGACCTGGATCACCAGGATTACCTTGCGGTCCTTGAGACCCTGCTAAACCTTGATCTCCTTGAGGACCAGCAGGACCGATGGGGCCGATAGGACCTACAGAACCAGTGGGACCAATGGGGCCGACAGGACCAATAGGGCCGACAAGACCAATAGGGCCGACAGGACCAGTAGAACCAGTAGGACCAGAAGAACCAACCATTGGTCCTGGTCCAGGTTTTAATATAGATAAACTTTCAATAGGCATCCAAAACTACTTTTTTCTGTTGACGGCACGCTGCTTTCTCTGTTTAAGATAGTTTTGAGTGATTTGTTCCCAACTTTCTTCTGGTTCTTCCTCAAAACTCAACTTTTTCGCCAAAACAACTAAATCTTTCTCCGAAACTTTGTACTTTTTCCGTAAATAAGTCAAAGATTTCACTATTTCATGACTGAGAGGCATTTTTCAGGTGTTCCAAGAGATGAACTACACTCTTTTCACCAGAATCAGCCCTAGCCATCTTAACTTTTGGAATATCAGGTCGAGGATCTTCGGGTTCTTGACCCATTTCTTGCTGTTGGTCACGCATTTTCTGATCTTTTTTTAACTGCGTTACCAATTTCTTAAAATCAAGCTCAAGTGGACTAGAATACAGAAGCTTATTGTTCGTAATTGCGTCCGCAATCCACTGAATTAAGCGAGCTTTATTCTCAGGATCGAATGAAAACTCCAAAATCTGATAAACAGAGATCGCAGCCTTCATCTTTGTATCATCAACTTTGATCTGCTCATGATCAGGTTCACGCAAATACGAGGGCCATACCGCTTGGAAGCTATTTGCCCAATCATAAAAAGCTTCTCGATATGTCATATCCCCATATTTTTCTGGAAATCTCTTTCTTATACTATTAAAGAAGGCTGGAGTCCAGGCACGGTGCATTACGATACGATCAAGAAACCGGTATACCGGGTCCATGGTCTCCCGGAGTCGGTCCATATATCGCGCTACCGCCTTCGCGTCCTCCGAGCCTTCCCCAAACCCCTCGGCGAATGACTCCTGGGTGAGGAGCTTGACCGGCATATCAACGGCATTTGCGATATTTTCTAAGATATTTCGTCGGGCAAGTACGTGCGGACCTTCCAAATTCTGCATATTTAGAGATTCAATCTCTTCTTCTGGCGTGATATTGATAACATTGCCAGTTTCGGCTTCCTTAACAATGGACCTCTTAAAAGCCATGGCCCAAGCCATGATATTATCGACAAAATTACCGGGTTGTTTCGTCTTTGCAACGAGAACACCGACCTTGGTTTCAACCAGATCATCTGCAATTAGTGATTTTATGTAGGATTTAAGAGGAAAGAAAGCCCGCTGATAAGCAGAACGCCCGACAAAACCGAAAGCGGAAGTAGTATAACCAAGATAGATGGGTTTTTCATTGGTCACCGTCACCGTTCTTGAAGGATGGTAGACGATACCACTGATGGCTATCTGCGTATATTTCAAGAAATCCATAGCATTAGGATTTTGGTTAAGAACAAGACTTCCAGCAGTATTAAGAGGATCAAGAATATTGAAACTAACATTAAGATCTGGTAAATCCCAGTAGTCGATTGGCTCATTACTCTTCATACTATCCACGAGCATCGCGATGGAAGCAATGCCATAAATACGAGAAACAGTAAGTAGATTATGAACAAGAAAATCACCCCCAATAACTTTCCATTCTTCCTTGAAAGCATCCGCGCAAAGTTCACCAGGACTATTAGGAACTTTGATATCACGCTTTTGTGCCATCGCAAGACTAACAGGGCCTTCTACAATTCGTGCACCTAATGGGTGATAAAGATAAATCTCCTTACAAGTCTGGTAACTCATTACATCTCCTGGAACAATGTCAGGAGCTACCAGAAGTTCCTGCAAAGCATTGCCAGGAATTGTATCA